GGCCGGCCTACGCCGCTACGCGACCGGCGCCAGCAACTTCGAGTTCAAGTAAGGAAACCTAGGTAAACAAAAAGTAGGTAAACGTGGCAGCTCTAAATAGCACATATCCAGGCCGTGATTTCACCTTCTCCCGCGCATACGAACCACTCCCCGCCCCACTACCCAGCGGCGCAGCAGACAACCCCAGCGTCCTAAGTTCTGCCGTCCTCTCAATGTTAAATAAGTGGGACCCAATAAACGTATGCCTTGGCGGCACCTCAGCCCTACGCGCCGATGCCCGCAGGCTAATCCCCCAAGAACCGCGTGAAGACCTCAGCGCATACGAGCGCCGAATCTTCCACGCAGTCCTACCCCCATTCCTCCAACGCCTGGCAAGCCAAGCCGCCGGCCTAATCCTGCGCAAGGGCATCCAACTCCAAGGCGACCCCTACTGGAACGACTGGGCACAAAACGTATGCGGCGATGGCACCAGCCTCAACTCATTCGCCCGCCAACAACTCGAAACCGCCCTGCTCTACGGCCACAGCAGCGCAATCGTGGATTACCCCCCAGCCGCAACCCCCCGCACCCTGGCCGACCAGCGCAACACAACCGCCCGCCCCTACCTAATCCACACCCACCCCCAAACAATCCGAGGTTGGCGCACCCGCGACAACAACCCGCAAAGCGACCTAATCCAAGTCCGCATCCGCGAGCTAGCCCTGGAAGACCGAGGCCGCTTCGGTGAAGAACAGGTAGAGCAAATCCGGGTACTAGAAGCCGGCAAATACGAACTCTGGCGCCGCGACCCCGCAGGCTCCTGGCTCCTGCACGACAGCGGCACGACCGACCTCGACCGCATCCCCCTAATAACAGTTTACGGCAACCGCCTCTCCACCCTCCAAAGCTCCCCACCCCTACTAGAAGTCGCCTATCTAAACATCGCCTACGCCCAGCGCTTCTGCGATTTCATGCACAGCGTCCACGTCGGCGCAATGCCCATCCTAACAATGCGCGGATTCGACCCAGACGCCGACTCCCCGGTAGGCATCAGCGTCAACACGGCTATCCTCCTCCCCGTAGACGGCGGCGCAGAGTTCGTCCAACCCACAACCGACGCCTTCGACTCCCAGCTCAAGTGCCTAGAGGCCCTCGAAGGCCAAATCGCCCGCCTCGGCATCAACACCCTCACCCAACAAAACACCACCAACGCCGCCGCCGAATCCAAGCGCATGGATCGCATCGACAGCGACTCAATCATGGCCCTAATCAGCGCCGACCTCTCCAACGCCCTCACCTCAATGCTGGAAGTCGCGGCCCAATACATCGGCATCGACCCCCCAGCTGTAGTAATCGAGCAAGACTACGACCAACGCCTCCTCGACGGCAACTCAATAACCGCCGTACTGCAACTATTCATGCAGAACGCAATCAGCCAAGAAACCCTGCTCGACATCCTGAAGCAAGGCGAAGTCCTCCCCGCCGGCCTCAACATCGAAGAAGAAGTCACCCGCACCCAGGACTACCTCAACGATCAAAACACCTCACTAGGACTCGACCCCCTCACCACCAACCCCCAGTCCCTAGACCGCACTAACGCAGCCCTAACCGGTCAAGGCATCGGCCTCTCATCCCAGACCCTGCCCACCCCAATGCGCCCCGGTCGCACATGACCCCAGAGCAGTACCTCCTAGCCTCCTACACGGCCCTACGCGCATCAGAACAGCACGTTGCAGACGACATAAAAGCCCGCCTCCTCCTGCTCCTCTGGCGCCTCCGCCAATCCCTCCTGGGCTCCCTCCCCGACACCGGCATCAGCCGCGAACTAATCCTCATCCCCCTGCTAGAAGCCTTCGCCCTCGAACTCCAGCTATACAGCAACGCATTCCTAGCCATCCTCCTCAAACAGCTCGAACAAGTAGACGTAACCCACTCCGAACGCGCCGCCGCCTACGCGGGCCTAACCCTAACCCGCCGCGACTACCGCCCCCGCCGAGGCGACGCCCTTCTCTCAACCACCCGCAGCGGAGGCATGACCCTCCTCCAAAAGTTCACCCCCGACCCCCTCTCAACCCTCAGCCCATACACCAGCGGCCACCTAACAGCCATCCGCACCAAAATCCAATCCGCCTTCCTGCGCCAAGACCCCACAATCGAAATCGCCCGCAGCCTGGTCGCCGAACGCACCATCCGTGGCTACATCCAACCCATCAACGCCCGTGGCACCAGCTACAGCGCCCTCCGAAACCGCGACACCGCCCTAATAGCAAACTCAATCTGGGAAGTCAGCGGCTACGCCGAGCGCAAAATCTTCGAGCGCCAAAAATACCTAACCGCCCGCTCCGCCACAATCGCCACAATCCCAACCCTGCCCCTCTTCGGCTCCAAGGGTTGGCAATGGAACGCAGTCCTAGACCCCAAAACCTGCCCAATCTGCCGCCCCCTCGACGGCCTAATCAGACAAAACTTCAACGACTTCCCCTACATCCCACCAGTCCACCCCCGCTGCAGATGCCGCCTATTACCGCTCGGATAAACATTTAAAGCGGCAACTTAGGCCGTCCAGCCTTTATCCCCATGCCAGAGCAAGTTGTAGGAGTTCCTCCCGTGGAGGAATCCGTTGAGTCCGCGACCCAACAGCCTACCACCGCCCCAGCACCAGCCGCCGAAGACCCAACAGCACTCCGCGCCAAGCTAGAACTCGTCCAACGCGACAACCTTGCCAAAGGCGAGGCCAACAAAGCGTTAAACGAGCGTCTAGGCAACTCGGAAAAGCGCTTGCGGGATCTAGAAGCAACGCTCAAATCATCCACCCAACAGACCCTCGCTGACAGCGGCGAGTACAAGAAGTTGTGGGATGACGCAACGGCAGAGAACGCCCGATTGATGCAGCGCATCAGCGAGCTAGACACCCAGCTCTCGGACAAAGACACCGCCATCACTGCCGAACGTTTACGCGCCACCGCACTAAACGCAATCAACAGTGCCCAGGCAGTATCTCCCGACCAGCTCTACGGCCTCCTATCACCCCAGCTACGAGACAACAACGGAACTCCCGTTGTAGTTGTAAATGGGATCGAACAGCCGTTGGAATCACACCTACTGAGTTTGAAATCAGCAGGCAGTGGATGGGACCACCATTTTGCCGTTAAAGCAGCTAGGGGCATGGGAGCAACTGCTAGTGCAACATCTGGCAGCGGCGTAGTTAATCCGTACAAGCCCGACAGTTACAACCTCACCGAAGTAATGCGGCTTGAAGCGGACAATCCAGAGCTTGCGCGAGCACTACGACTCGAAGCAGGCGGCAGGTAATCCACGGTAACCCCTCGCACAAAAACCAATGACTTTAGACAACCTCGGCGGCACATTCCTGCCAGCCATGATCACCCGCCCCGAGTTCGCGGGCTACTTAGCTGAGCGCATCTTCAACGAATCCCGCTTTGTTCAAAGCGGCGTTGTAGCTCGCAACAGCGCCCTCGACGTTCGCGCCGGCGGCACCCGCATCCGCGTACCCCAGTTCGACCCAATCGCGCCAACCATCGAGCGCATCGACTCCAGCAACAGCTGGGGCACCAGCGGCGCGGGCTACCTAACCCCCCAAGCGCTCGCCACAGACGAAGAAATTATGACTGTAATTCGCCGGGGTTTTGCATACTCGGTGGACGACGTTTCCAAACTTGGTAGTGGTGTTGCTGATCCTCTCGGCCACGTTCGCAACCAGCTCGCAGCTGCTGTGAACAAAGGCAAGACCGCAACTCTCATGGCCCAGCTAGGCGGCCTGTTCGGCAACATCGCAGCCAGCGGCGTACTCGGCGCCAACACCATCAACAAGACCGGCACCACAACTGCCTCAGCCTCCAACTACCTGACTGCAGGCAACGTTGTAGCAGCCAAGCAACTGCTTGGTGAGCGTGGCAGCGAGTTAAGCACCATCATCATGCACAGCGCAGTTGCTGCTTACCTAGAAGAGCTGGGCTACCTGCAAGTACAAAGCAGCGGCGGCAGCGTATATGCAGGCGGCGGCGTAGGCTCCGGCCTGGGCTCCGGCTTAGTAGGACGTTTCGCAGGACTGAATGTAATCGTTGACGATCAAGTCGGCGTAATCACAGGCGGCACCGCGACCCACCTCAACAAGTACCAAGTTTACCTATGTGGTTCAGGCGTAATCGGCGAGGGCATCCAACAGGATCTCCGCGTTGAGTACGACCGTAACAAGCTCAGCTTCCAGGACACCCTGATTACTAGCTTCCACATGGGCTACCACGTCTACGGCACCCGCTGGGCAGCCAGCGGCGACAACCCCACAGATGCCACCTCCAGCGGCAACTTGGGCGCCACCTCCTCCTACGCCCTCTGCTACACAACCGCAAAAAACATACCTTTAGTACGCCTCCTGGTAAACACCCCATTCGACACAAGCGTATACGCCTAACCCCAGCTCACATCACCCAAACCCCCTGTAAAAAGGGGGTTTTTCATTACCTATCGCTGACTCGCAACCCCAGCTTCCTGCCGCTCAAACACCGCAACAGTATCCGCAGTCATCTTGTAACTCTGCAACACAACCTGCTTCACCAACCCAACATCCACGCCCAACTGCTTTGCAATCACGGGCACCGAAACCCCCAACAGCTGCAACCGACGAATCTCTGCCAGCACCAGCTCCCACTTCCTAGGTTCCACCACCGCAACCTTCTTAACACCCTTACTCACTAAAAGTTCTTCCACACAAAAGCTGCAATTACTCAAGGTTGCCGAAATAAAGGGAAACCTAGTCGTAAGTAAGTGTGATGTTCATGGCCGCGACTATCAACGCAACACCAGGAGCAGCCGATGCCAACAGCTACATAACCCTTGCTGCTGCCCTGGTCTTCGCGGACTCAATCATAGATTCCGTGGAATGGTACACCGCAACGACAGACGTTAAGACCCGCGCCCTAATCACCGCCACCCGCACCCTCGATCTCCTGAAGTATGTCGGCACCCGTAGCACCACCACCCAAGCGCTCGCCTGGCCGAGAAAAGACTACGCGACCAGTGAAAAAACCTACACCGACACGGAAATACCCAACGAAATAAAGCAGGCCCAGTTCGAGATTGCGCTTTCGTTAGTCCAAAATTCAGTAAGCGCTGGTAGCGGCTCAACGTCAATCATCCCAGGCATCAACAATGCCGACCTCCAGCGCGTCAAGCTCGACGTAATCGAGATCGAGTGGAAGCGCCAACTCGGCAGCACCAGCCCAGCCAAAGTCGTCAGCCCCGGCCTTCTAAACGATCTCGTCCTCAACACCCCCGGCTCAACCATCGCCGTAGTCCGCAGCTAACCCAACCTAAACAGGTAAACCCAATTAGATTAGTTAGGTTCGTTGCAGCCGCGCCGTGTCAGCCCCAGCTGCAACACCAAAAAAGCGACCGCGCACGGGTTACCTAGCCACGCCCCTAAGCCTCGACGAACAAAAGATGGTGGGCAGGATGTACCGCCAACACCAAGGCATCCTGCGCTTAATGGGCAGGAAGATGTTCAAAAAGTACCCCTTCGTCGCAACCGACGATCTATTCAGCTGTTGCGACATCGCATTTATCAAAACCTGCCGCGCCTGGATACCAGCCAAAGGCACATTCAGCACCCTGCTAACAGTCTTCTGCGAGGGCGAAATCCTGCACTGGATCCGCGATAACAACTGGCTAGTAAAAGCCCCCGGCAACGTCCGCCGTCTAGGCCAACGCGCCCGACGCTTACTAGAAGCCGGCACACCATTAGACGAGGTACTTAAGGAGCTGGAGCTAACAGAACCCGCACTAAAACTCGCCCTCGTCGCAACACAACCCACCGACCACGACATCAAGGGTTTCGAGCTACACATCTGCCCCCGGCCAACACCCTGGGACATCCTTTTAAGTGAGGAAGATTAAAGGCAACCTAGACCAGTATAAAAAAAGCCAATGGCAACCGGATCCTTCTTTGCATCACTTGGATACAAGCTTTATGTAAAAGCTGGCACCACCGCAAGCGCAATACCAACCACCACCGCCGGAATGACCAGGGTGTTATCGCTGGATAACAGTGGCATCCAAGCCCAATCCGACACCCAGGACGTTCTCGACTACGACTCAGCCCAAGGATTCAAGGCTTCCCTAATCACCGGCCAGTCATACAGCATTCCTTGTAGTATGAATGTATCAGTAAAAGACCCCGGATACCTCGTTTTAAAGGCGGCTGCTCTGACCGCAGCTACCGGCACAACAGTTCAGTGGTATCGCGAAACCCCAGTTACAGACGGCTCCGCAAACAACCCCGAAGTACACAAAGGCGTGGCTTTAGTAGGTTCATTTAGCGAAGACATCCAAGCCGGCAACGTTGCAAAAGTAACGTTCGATCTAATTGGTTACGGCGCGTACACCTTTGTTGCCCAAGCTGCT